AACTTGAATATCTGCGTCTGCAAAAACTTTAAAAGTATAGTTGAAAGTATCTAGTGTACCATTACCAGAGTAGGAGTTCTTTACTGTAGTGCTAGATATTGTCATATTGTCTTTCTCTATATAGTTATTTTACCTTCTAGGCAACACTTCTTTTTGCATCTCTTCTGTATTATAAGTGGATTTTCTAAAGCCATATTTAGTTTCTCTAGCTTTTAATATAGCATCTTTTACTTCTGGATATTCTTCTAACATATCCTGATATGCTTTATTTTTATATGATTGAAATATTCTTTTTAATATTATTTCCTTACCACCTTCAAAGTTTTCATCACCTTCTTGTCGTCTATTATAGTCTACAGATTCTATTATATTTAATAATTGATCTTTTAAATTTGTGCCATTTATTTCTGTTTTACCTATTCTTTCAACCCAATAATTATGAGCTGATTGATTATCTTTTTTATAATCTATTAAATTAACTATTTTAAATTTTGTTTCATTAGGTTCAGAAATTCTTATTTTAAGTCTCATTAATTCTATTAATACAGGATCTTCTTTAATATCTGATTTTCTACCAACCATAAGTGGTCCCATACTTAATCCTAAAAATGATGTTGCGTTTTCCCAAGGTTTCCAATAAACAGCATTAGGTGTTTTTTCTATAGGCTCACCAGTTAATAAATCTCTTCTTGGCTCAAGATATTTTGTTTTTTCTAAGAAAGGTGCTTTCTTAATTATTTCATCTAAAAAACTTCTTGCTTCATATAAATCTTTATCTGGCTCAGTAATACCTGGAATACCTTGACCTAATAATGCTTGAAAAGGAATTGCATTACCAATTTGTCTACCTGCATATTTAAATAAAGTTTCACCTGTCAAATTTTCTGTTAAGTCAAATGCATCAGATATACCTCTTAAATAAGATTTATTACCAGCAGATTTCATTGCAGATAAAGCTGCAACAGTAAACCAATGTTGTTTTTGCTCATCATTAATATTATCATTATTTTCAAAAACATCTGCCATAATTCCTAAGATATAAAATCTAGGATCCATTCTATTATATTGTTTGTATGTTACTGTGCCATCTTTATTTTTTTGTGCTATAGAATAAGATTGCCATCCATTAGCCATCCATTGTCTTTTGATATTAAAATCTTTTGGTCCAGCTCCAGTAATTCTTCTATGTATATTGCCTTTACTATCTTCTATATCTGTTGAAGCTAAAATATAAGCATAAGTTGCAGCACCTATTCCAAATGTTTGTCTACCTATAACTTCAGCTCTTGCTCTTCTATCTCCAGAATTCCACATTACTCTCATAGGTTTAGTAAAAGCACCTAATACAGGAATACGACTTTCAGCGTGTCTCCAAAGATTTGTAGGTGTTCTTACAAATGGTGCAAGAAATCTAAAATAAGGTGCTTCTTGTAAAAATTTTTGTACTGCTTTACCAACATTTAAATATCTTCCATCATCTAGTGTATTAGTAAATGTTGCAACTCTAGCATTTTCTAATGCTTTAGCAGCAAGATCATTATCAACAACATTTGCTTTTCCATTTTTATCAAAACCATTTTTAAATATTTTATCAATATTTGCTTTACCTTCTTTTGATCCTAATTCAAAACCTAACTCTAAAGTATTCTCAACTGCTTCAGCATACAATCTTCCACTATAATTAAATTGTTTAAATAATTCATCTGAAGCCATAAGTAATCTTGTTGGAAACTCTGCAACTCTACCAAACCAATCAATACCTGTTCCAACTTTACCATCAAAACCAAGAGAAGAACCACTAATTGGTCTAACAGCTTTTCCATTTATTATTTGTAAATTATCTTGTGTTCTAACAAGTGGATCAAGAATTGCATCACCCTGTCTTAATGCAATCCCAGCAGCTGTTAAAGAGTTTCTCCAAGTTTTAGACATTCCTATAAATTGAGAAAAACCCTCTCTTCTTATTTTTGCATCTCTAGTTAATACACCACCTGTTATGGTTTCTAGTGGTTTTAAAATTGTTTCATAAAGGTTTCCAAGTATATTAACAAAATGAGTATAAGTTCCATATAGTAGTGAGTTAATATAAAGTGAGTTAAATGCTTCAATATATTTAGATAATTTTGATTTAGATATTTCATTAATAATATCTTCTGGTTTCATGTCTTTTACTTTTTTTGCAACGACAGCAGGATTGGCATCATAGTTTTTAAATATATTTGCAATCTTTTCTATTTCTAAAATTTTACCACCAGCTCTTGTAACTTTAATTCTACCTGCTTGAGTAGTTCTAGCAGCATCTCTAATTTGATCTTTTAATCCTGCAAAGGTTTCACCAATAACTTTCATTCTTAATGCTATTTCTTCTTTAGCTTCTTTAGACCAATTTGCAGAATTTTCACCAAACTCATCTAAGTATTTTTTAGAAGAAGATTGAAAATCAAATGCTAATTCTTGTAATAACTGTTTATTAGCTAACATTCTTATTGTTCCCTCTTTAGCTTTTTGACCCTCTTTAATTACAGATTTTAATACATCTTCTTTATTTTTAGACATTAGTGTTGCTAGTTCTTCAGCAGTTTCATTTGCTAGCACATCACTTTCTAAAAATTCTTTTGTTGCATCATCAAACATATTTTCAGCAACATCATCTATTGTGTGTAAAACTTCATCACCATTTTTAAATGATTTAGTATTTAAAACTTTTTTAATCCAAAGCTCAGAATCTTTTTTAGCAGTTTCTTTTGTTGTTTTAATTATTTGCATTGCCTGTTTAGTATCGATTGCAGGATTGTCATCTAATTTTGCTTTTCTTACTTTTTTAGTTTTTTTTCCTTTTTGTACATCTTGTATTACTTTAGAAGTTTCTTCTTGTATCTTAGCTCTTTTTTTTAAATCTTTTGTTTGTTTCATTTTTTTATAACCTCTAATTCCTAAGAATATAGATTCACCAATTCCACCAAGTGCCATTCCTTCTAATACATTTTTTAATCTTCCTGCCATTTCAGTATCATTTTCATCTGTAGCTAAATATTGAGTAACAGCATTATTTAAAACTGGCGAATCAAACTCTACCAACATATCTGATAATCTTCCTTCATTTGGATCAAAAACAGTAAGATCAGCAACAGCACCTGCACCCAATCCACGAAGTGTAGATTTAACTGCTGTACCTCCAAGACCAGCACCTTTTAAAAATTTAGCTGGTCCAGCAAAGCCAGTAATAAATCTTGATATTCCTTCTGTCATATTTCCAGCTAATGTTTCTGGTTTATGAAATACTGGTAATTGTCTTTTTTTTGAATACTCTTCTGATTTCCATTTAGAAGGTGCAACATATTTTGGGATAAAATCTTTAAATGTTAATTTGCCATCTTTATCTCCAAACTCTAGTCCACCAAGAGAAACTATATTTTCATCTATAAAATCACCTTGTTCTTCTATTGCATTAACAATACCTTGTGGTGCAGATAAAGCTATATCTTCTAATATTTTCCAATGATTTGCATCTTGCTCATCTGGTTCTTTAACTAAACCAGAATTAATTGGTTTAATTTTTTTAGTTTCTATATTTGTTTCATTAAGAAGTTTTAATACTTCTGGAGAAAACTCAGATGACATATTATTCTCCTATTGTTGTAGCTCTTATTTGAGATTTAAGTATCGGTAAATATTCACTCATAAATGCTTTTACATCACCTTCTTTTTTACCATCTACTTGAATTGTAAAACCATTTATTTTTGCTAAAGTTTTATATTGTTTTAAAATTTGTGTATCTAATTTATTTTCATATAATAAAGCCATATCATTAATAGTTTTTTGATACTCAAACTGTATGTCAAAAATATTCTTTTCTAATTTATTATTAATAACATTTTGTATTTTTCTATTTTCATAAACATTTTTTAAAGAATAAGTTAATGATCTAGCAAATTCTTTTTTCTCCTCTAATCCATCATCTGGATTGGCAATTAAATAATTTTGAATAGTTTCTCTATATTCAGTTTCTATTTCAGCTGCTGCTAATTCATCTTTAAATTCTGCTGGTACACCAATACCTTTGTCTGTAATACTTTTAGTTAAAGCTCTTTGTAAATCTCCAGAGTAATTAGAAAAAATTTCATTATCACCTTGTTTCTCAATTAAATTGTCATGTTGAATTTGTTCTGTTAATATTTTTTGCTCTAAATTATCAATCTTAACTGATATATCTCCTGTCTTAACTTTATAACCATTTGATCTTTCAAAATTTTTTAATTCGTCTATTAGCTCTACTGCTCTATTATAATCAGAATTTTCATCACCTTTAACTGTTATTTCGGATATTGATTGAAGATAACCATTGTAAACTCCACTTGAAAAATCTTCATCATTTAAAAATTTAGTTCCATTTAAATTGTCATCTAAATTTTTAATTTCATCAGCACCATTTATTTTACCTGCAAACACCTGTATATCTGCTAATAAAAAATCTCTATCAACAGCTTCTAATTTTTTATCTAATACATTTTTTGGTAAATCAAAATCTTTAGCAAATTCTATAATTTTATTTTTTGCTTGAGTTTTATATTTTACTTTTAATATTGGATTATCTGATGTTGCGTATTTTCCAGATAATGAATTTATATCATTATTAATATTTGTTAAACTTTCAGTTTCTAATGCTTTATAAGAATTACTTTTTATATTGTAAACGTATTCTGAATATTCTAAATCTAAGTTTTGTTGTATTCTTTTTTTTACTCTTGAGTTTTTAACTCCAACTAATTGTTGATTAATGTAATTATTATATTTTGTTTTAAAATTATTAATTGCATCTTCATCATTAATATTTTCTTTTTCTGATTCTAAATATTTATCAAGCTCACCTTTTATTTCAAAAACTTTTTTTGCTGCTTCTACTTTTTCAACAGTATCTCTTTTTTTAATTGAATAATCTGTTAAAGCATTTAAAGATGGAATTATTGATCCAGCAGGAGTAGCAGTAGGAGATATTTGAATACCAGTTTTGACACCAGATGTTTCAGAAGTTAATCTACCTTGAGCTGAGAATGTAGGAATTTTTGGCATATTAATCTCCAAATGCTTTCAATAAACTTGTACCTGCTTGTGCATAATATCCAAGCTCAGCAGATTTTGCTTGGTTTCTAGCAATAACACCTTGCATTCTTGAGAAACTTGCTTCTTCAAATTTTCTTGCTTGACCAATTTTAGCATTATAATCTATAACATCTTTTTCTATTTCTGCCTGTTCGGCATTATTTCTTAAAACTCTCATTCCAGAACCAGAAAGTTCTGCTCCAGAAAATAATATTCTTGTTTTTGTTTGACCCTGTAATTGTGTAAATTGTTGATCGAATTTTGCAATATCAAATTCTTTTTGATTTTCTATTTGTTGAGCTTCTTGTTCTGCAACTTGAGCATTTCTATTTTGTACAGCTTGATTATATTTACCTGCTGCAGATGCTTGTCTTGCTGCAAGTACAGATGTTCCAGCAGATATATAAGGAGCTGCTGTTGTTAATGCTGGTGCTACTGCTGATACCCAACCCATTAGAATACCCTCGCACACATATATTGATCTGAACCATCAAAACCAAATTTTCTCATTAATCCTTCTTCTTGTAATCCTAACCATTTAGCAAATTTTAAGCCAGTTGTATAGTTTGCTCTTACAGCAGTTTGAACT